GCACGGGTTACCCCACTATTAACAGCCATATCAAAAGTGGCATAGTCAATGCCAAGAGGAAGTGAGTCGCCATTTATCTTATCCCAGTAATTCTTTTTGTACAGGGGAGCGACATCTTGAACAGAAAGATTTTTCATGTCGTCTTCCGTCACCGGATGACCGACCCAATCTTCCCATACTTTTTGAGTAACGCCGTGGTTCGTTCGACCCCCCGGATCGCGGGGATCATTAACATAACCGCCCTCTTCCTTCAAGACTAAGGCTAGGCATTGTTCAAAATTATCTTTCACTGTTTATTTCCTAAAGAAGCAGTAAGCGCATCCGTCTTCTGTTTAGAACCAGCAGACGATCCGAAGTAGAAGCCCATAACGCTGGTCCAAGCCGTGCCAAGCGTACCAATAAGCATCAGGAGAGCCTCGCCGCCCGTTGCGGGCAAACCGAAGTGCAGAATGTACGCAATGATGCCGAAGAAGCCCAACGTGACGCCCACAGCCAATACCCGTGGAATCCAGTCACGGGTAGCGATCTGCATTTGGCGGGCTGAATCACGGTCTTCCTCCGATATCTTTTCCAGATCAATGTCCAAAGACTTCATTTGGACTTTAAAGTCCGCGTCAATCTTTTTTAATGCCGCCAATTGATCGCCAGTAGGATTGGCAAGAGCCGACATAATATCGTCCTCAGTGCCATTCTCATGGCCGAAGAGGGCATTTGATACAGCTTTAACCGCCATGCCAGCGATAGGTCCTCCAAGAGCCGTAGCAATCGTAGGGGCAACCGACCCGATCAGAGGGCCAAAAGTTTTAAGAATGTCCATCTTATTTCACCGTTATCATGAGGAATATGCCAATTGCGCCGATACCTACTATCAGAAAACCAACGATACTGCTAACCATAATCAAATCCTTACGGTTCTCTTCTTGTTCTTTTAACGCAGCAGCCGCCTGACGTGCAGCCTCTTTCCGCATCTCAATGACAGACCTCTGGATGCCTTCCCATGCAGCGGGGCCGTACTGACCCACAAACATGTTCTTGACATCCAATTGCATCTGCTGGGCCTTGGCCTTGGCGGCGTAAATCTTAACCGCCTCCGCCTCAAACTCCGCCTGAGACTGGAACATTTTCTTTTTGCGCGGCGTTGACGCAATCGTAACGATCTGGGCAACCTTGCTAAAAAGATTGCCGACCTTTTCCGCAGTCTCCATCACGTCCTTGCCCGCATCCACGGAGGTCTTGATTGAGTTATAAATGGCGGTAGCGCCAGCTATAAGCGTAAAAGGGTCCATTAAATCCGTCCTTGGGCAATCCTAAGAGCATTAACGATGTGGTCATCATGCATATTAAGCATAGGTTTAGTGGAGTTATCTAACTCTTTTTTGGCAGCCTTAAATAATTTATCCACTTCCGGAATACGGCCACCCGTTGCCCGCTTTGGACGGTCAACAAACCCGCCCTTTGCCTTGGTAATGTCGGGATTTGATGGGTCAAAATGACCACTATTGCCCGTGGCAGATTTGATTTGCCGTGGATCATAGACAGCTAAATTCTTAGCGCCCATTTCATGCACATAGAAACTGTCGTGGCCCAAATCCTTTATTATTTTTTGTTGTTGAGGGTCTTCAATAAAATCAAACCCGCCTCTGGTATGAATGTAATGATGCATTTGGTCCGCCTCTTCAGGGGACCATCCGGGCTGCCTTTTAACAACCTCTGACATCAATGCGCTTACATGATCAGGATTTTCGTAATCCCAAGGATTCTTGGCTGAAACATGTACAGGCATTATATTTTGCGCTGATTCGCCGGGGTAATTGCCTTCTATGTGACTGCTATCCCTGTCATGGGCAAAGACTCCTGCAATTTCAGGATTAGGCGAAACAAAATGGAACCGTTGCGGGCGGAAAAGAGGATGCGACCTACCCTGACCAAACACGTCAAAGTTTTTGTTTGTGCCGTGGTAAAATACCCTTGGATTGCCTTTTTCATCCTTAATTGGCTTGAAGGCTTCTAAATTCTTTTGTCTTTTAGGATCATTGTGGGGAATAAATCCATCAGCATCATTATCTACCCGACCACCTTCTTTGCGTTGTTGAGGCTGCTGGTTATTGGCAGCAACAGCAGCACGGCGGTAAAAGTTAATGGTAGCCTTGTCGGTAAAGTCCAACAATGCTTTAACTTTTTGCCAGCTTGTTTTTGCTTCTTTATGGGTTGCAATATCCCTTGCAAGCTGCATTGCAAACTGAGGGTCTTTGCTATTAAACATTTGAAGCATTTTTAATGCTCTACGGTCAGCAAAAACCTGACGTATATAACCTAACCCGCCACTAAGGGCAGTTATTGTGCCTAATTCTGGGCTGAATGCACCACGGTAAGCCGTATGCAACATAACGTCGAATAAACTCCTGTCGCCCATTCCCAAAATTCTACCAAGGAATGTACGCGACTCAGGAGTACTCATTAAAATATTGTTTACATGCTCTTTCTTGAATGCTTGGGCAACATCCAAAGCATTGCTAAACCGCTCATAGTTGCTTGGACCCACCTGAGCAGGTGCGCCTTTTGGGCGGAAATTAAGGATTTCTTGTAGCAATTGGCGGTTATCCGCATTTTGCAACACCTTGTTCCAGTTTTTGTAACCCTGCTGCCCTTGCCCAAGGGTTTCTTTAATCTGGTGCAAAACACCTGCTTGGTACAATCCTTTTTCTACATCGTCTAAATTATTCCAGCGGCCAAGAAAAGCCCGTCTTTTTGATGGATTTGTTTGATACGCCCCATCAGAAATAAAATTCATTCCAGCCGTAATTGCGTTGCCTTGGCTACGAATGTCGCCATGAGCATCTTTGGCCGCCTGTAACTCATTGGGCAGCCCTTTTTGGGTAAAATATTGATCAATGCCTTCCTTAATTTTTTTGGCATTTAACTGCATTGTTTCATCGTTGGACTGATACAATTTTCTTTGTAATATATCCAAAAATTCTAAAGGAGCGCCCTTTACCGTTCCATTATCTCCAACATAACCAAAATTTTTATACGTTCCATTCTGATCTTTTGTTAAAAATGTAACGGGGTTTTCTCCACGATTCTCCAATCGTGAATTGTATAATTCCTGAGCATCAAAAATTAAATCTGGATTTTTTTGCCCAACTTTTGTCAATTTATCAAAAATAAGATCGTTATTAACGGCTTTGTGGTCATCATAGGTTGGTTGAACCAAACGGTCCCATGCGCCGTCTTTGACTTCATCCGCAACGCTGCGAAGTTTGTTCGCTGTCGGAGCCTCAGTAATATCGGCTGGAAGGCCATTAACTAAACGATGGGCATTTAAAGCATTAACGGATGCTTCATCCTGCATATCATTCAATATTCTTGTTGCCGTCATATCCGCCGTATCAGAGGCACGACCAACATTGCCAACCAATTTTTGCACTTCGGCGCGGACTTTTGGATTTTCCAACGACGAATTTTTAATAAATGCCCGCACAATGTCCGACGGTGAATCAGACAATGCTGAAGCACTTGTAATAATTGAATCGGATGGGCGAACACCATCACGCATTTCTTGTTCAACAATCGCCTTAATATTGTCCTCTGAAAGCCCGCCCAATACGCCAAGTTTGCTTAATCGTGAACCTTCGCTGACAAGTTTATCATATGCCGCCATGTTGCCGGATTTTAGACCAACAGCCCCTAAAGCCTGATCGCTAACACCCAAGGCGGAGCCAACGGAACCTAATGGACGTGAAAGCGTTTTCTCTGCGGCAAACGGCGAAACCAAAGCGCCACCTATACGGGCGATGCCTTCATAAGGTGTGCCTTCGGTAGCCTGTCCCGCAGCTTCAGAACCTGCTCCAGCGATAGCCGCCGTACCAAGCTTCTTAATAGCGGAACCTTCGCCGCCAAGGATAGTCGGGACAAATTCACCAATGGTATGAGCATATGCGCCACCACGGCTTTCAGGTTCATAACTAGCCCCCGGCAAATACTTCTTGGCGGCAGCTTCTGTC